CGATCGATTCACAGACGCGGCACGGGCGAAGCTTTCGCTCGCCGGCAATGACTTGCGCGACGGTTCGATGATCCGGGAACGGCATATGGCCGGTGGCTGCGGTTGGGTGGGTCACGCCGCCAATCCCTGACGACGCGCCAGCAACCCCTCGGCGGTTATCTTGCCGTCGGAGGCTGCGATTATCCTCAGCATGACGTCGCGGCTGATGTTCTGGTCGCCGCGCCTGATGCGCGAGATCGATGCCTCGCTGATCGGCGGATCGCATCTGCCGCCGAACTCGGCAGCGGTGATTTCAGCGGTGCTGAGATATTGATCGAGGGTCATGCCCCTTGTTACACCGGGTGTAACTTCGGTGCAAGCCCCAACTTACATGGGGCGGCATTCTTTGCCGGCGCCTCGTGTGAGATATTATCTTACATGGAGCGCAAGTACAAAAATTACATCAAGGAGTGGCGGAAGGCTCATCATCTGACGCAAAAGGAGCTCGTCAACAGGCTCATCGAGCGCTCCGGTGGGGACGTTCCCGACGATCCCGAACTGCGCATACCGACCACGGAAGCCAGCCTGAGCCGCATCGAGAACGGCAAGCAGAATTTCAACATGGCCACTCTGCGAGCCATCGCAGACGCGCTTGAGATCGAAGAGCCTGGCTGGTTGCTCGACAGGATGCCCGGACCCGCGGCTGAAGTCTACGATCTCGTCGCGCGCCTCACCGAGCGCCAGCGGGAACAGGCCAAGGCAGTCCTCGAAGCCATGTTCAAGGGCACTGGCGGCAACGCGGCGTGATCCCGGCGGAAGATGACTCGGCAGCCGCGACGGCGCTGATGATCATCTTCAAGAGCCTCATGCCACTCGCGACCAGCGGGTCCGTCGGCCTTGCCAGGACATGCACGGCGCTCGCTGAAAAGGGCCTGCTTACCGAGGCCGACATCATCTCCATCAGCTTCGACGCCCTACGCCCCTTCGATAGCGCGTTCAGCGAGGGGCCGGCTGAACTGCTCCCCGTCACGAAGTCATTGGAGCGCCTGCGACAGCACCTCGAAGCTGAGTGGGACAAGGCGACCCGTGCCGCATATTACGCCAAGAAAGAGGGCCGCAAACCGCCTCCATAGATCGGCCACCGTCCAATTAAATTACACCACATGCAACTTTACGCTTGACGGGTTCTTACACCGGGCGTAATTATGACCCATCGCCATTCCGGCGTTGGAGTTTCGCACAGTGGCAAACACCTTCAGCAAAAGCGCGGGGTTCACACCAGGGCCTTGGAGCCTTACCGACCGAGGCGACTTGCTCCGTATCCGCGAGGAAGCCAGCGATGCCGTCATAGCGACGACTGACAACGGCGGGCATCCGGTCGAAGAGATTTTCGACCATGAACAGCAAGTCGCCAACGCCCGCCTAATAGCCGCCGCTCCCGATCTCTACACCGCCCTAGAGGATTGCGTGGAGCGCCTTCGCAAGTGCGCCAAGCTCCACGACAACGCCGACTGGGCCATCGATGCGATGTGTGAGCCGTTTGAAACGGTTCTCGCCAAGGCTCGCGCCGAACAGGTGCGGCCATGAGCGGCCACACCCCAGATGCCCTGAAGGAAACCGAGACCACCCATCGCTGGTGGAAGACTCAGTTCCTCCCGCTCGCACGCGCTGCGGTGAAAGCCCGGCAGGACGCGGGCGAAAACGTCTCCTTTCCTGAGAGCGCGGCGGAGATCATGGCGTCTTATGCCGCGACGGATTTGATGTTGGTCGGGCGCACGTTGCTGCTGCCGACGCCGGAAGTGCTGGCCGAGGATATGCCGGTTGCGGCTGAGAGGCGGGCGGCATGAACCTCCGCCTCGCCTGCGATCTGTGCGGCAGCCAGCCGTGCATGTGCGTCGAAGCCGAATGCGCGCGTTGCAGCGGGCTCGGCGAGTGGGACGAAGGACCCTTGCCGGCCCGGTCTCCGGTTCAAGAGTCGCCGGACTATAACCGCATCATTTGCCCTGATTGCGAGGGCTCGGGTTGGATCAAGTGTGATGGTCCGCGATCGACCGCGCCGATCTGCCGCTTCGAGAGCGGGATCGGCGATCGAGACAACGTGCCTTGCTACTGCGAAGCCGCCTGGGAGCGCCAGCAGGAAGCAAACGCCAGCGAGCCGCCGATGAGCGCGGACGAGCGGCATGCGCTTGCCTGGCGCCAGAAGCAGGAGCTTCGGCGATGAACAGCGACAAGCAAATCGTGGTGCCGATCGTCATCTGCATTTGGGTGGCGACCTGCGCAATCTTCGTTCTCGCGACGATGGGCCTTGAGCCGTTCAGCCTCTTCGGACTGCCAGCATGGTGCCGGTGGATAGTCACCGCCTGGATGACAGTCGCCGCATTCGTCCACATTTGGAGGGGCCGCTTCGATGCGTGATCCAATGACCGGCGTCGACATCGACCGCCCCTACACCCCGCCGCGCGCAACCACCCCTCGCATAGGCTGGCTCGCCTTCTGGCTCTTCGTCTGGCTCGGCTCGGTCGTGGGCTATGCTGCCGTGGGGATGCGGTGATGGGCGGCGAACCTCAGATGAGCGCGGATCGCCCTTGGCAGCCATGGGAGCGCAACTATTCAGGCGGGCGCGTAGGCGTGCGGCACGACGGCGAGTGGACCATCCTCCACATTCTATCTGGTGGGGCCGAAACAACCACGAGCCTGCGCGATCACGAAACATGGTCGTTGGCGCTCGACCTGTCGCCGAAGCTCAAAGCGCGTCTCGACGAACTGTTCGAGGGCAGGCGCAAGGCCGAAGCCGCGTTGCACGCTCTGACGTGGCGCAACTGCGCGACTGACCTTCTTCGCTCCATCGCCGATGAGGAGGATTGTGACAGCGCCGTGTGCGAAAACGCATGGAGCGACATGGGCGGCTTGGCTTGCGCGAAGATCGACCAAGGCACCTGCGGAGCCGTCCGCGCGGAAGAACTGCGCGAGCTGGCAAAGGCGATAGACCTTGGAAATTCCTGCCTAGAGCGCGACGTTCTGCGGGTGGTTGATGCTTGCGGTGGCACGTCGACCAAGGAGGAAGTCGAGAGCGGCTGGGCGCGCGGCTACAACGACGCACTGGACGCCGTTGAGCGCGAGCTGAGGCGGTTCTTCGCCCGCGGCGACCAACCATGATCGTCACCATGCACGCCCGCCAGCGCTACATCGAGCGGATCGACCCGACCGCCACGATGAAACAGGCTGCGGCGGTTTATCCGCGGCCGGCGCATGGAGCGGAATAATGGCAACCCAGATCCAAGTCACCGAAGCGAGCGCGCACGTCCGCTATCATTCCAACGTCATCCAGGGCAGCGAGGAATGGCTCGCAATGCGCTGCGGGCTGCTCACCGCGTCCGAGATGAAGCTCGTGATCACGCCGACCCTGAAAGCGGCGGCCAACGACAAGGAGCGCGCGCACGTCGCCGAGCTCGCGGCCCAGCGCATCACCAAATATGTCGAGCCGCATTATGTCTCGGACGACATGCTGCGCGGGCATGACGACGAGATCGAGGCCACCAACCTCTATTCGAAGACCTATCATCCGGTCGAAGCCGTCGGTTTCATCACCAACGATCGCTTCGGCTTCACGATCGGCTATTCGCCCGACGCCAAGCTCGTCGGCAAGAACGCAGGCATCGAGAACAAGTCGCGGCGCCAGCGCTTCCAGGTCGACACGATCTGCAATCTGGAGATGCCGTCGGATTACGTGATCCAGCTGCAGACCGGGCTGCTCGTCTCCGAATGGGAATGGATCGACTTCAACAGCTACTCCGGCGGGCTCCCAATGGTGACGCTCCGGATCTGGCCCGATCCCGTCATTCAAGAGGCGATCGTCAATGTTGCCGGCGAGTGCGAGCGCCGGATCTGCGAGCGTATCGCCCGGTATCACGAGGTGCTGGCGTCCGATGCGCTTCTTATCCCGACCGAGCGCCGGGTCGAAGTGGAAATGTACGTCTAGGCGCGCGCACCAGAGAGGAGATTCCCAATGAACGACATGTCGCTCGTGATCATCCCGAAAAGTGACCAAATCTCGGCAGATGATTTTATCTCTGGCCCGCAAACGTACCGCATCGAGGCCGTTGAGATCCGCCCCGGCACAGAGCAGCCGGTGTCAGTGTTCCTTGCCGGCGAAGAACGCGTCTGGAAGCCCTGCAAATCCATGTCTCGCTGCCTCGTCGCAGCATGGGGACCGGACGCGAAGGCTTATATCGGCCGCTCCGTCACCCTCTACCGCGATCCCAAGGTGAAGTGGGGCGGCATGGAAGTCGGCGGCATCCGCATCAGCCATATGAGCGACATCGACGGGCCGATGACGATGGCGCTGACCGCGACGAAGGGCAGCCGCAAGCCTTACACGGTGAAGCCGCTGACTGTCGCGCCGGCGCCGAGTCCTGCCGGCAACCGCGTCAAAGCCGAGCGCTGGCTTGCCGGCTATATGGCAGATCCACGCGACTCCGCTGCCAATCGAAGCGCACTCGCCAAGCTGCAGCGCGAATATCCCGACCTCTATGCGCAGGCCGTGCCGCCATCGTCCGACGATGATTGGCCGACCGAAGACTCCCAGCCCGCGGCCACCGAACTCCCCGGTGAGGCTACAACCCCCGAGGCGGGAGCTGCCGCGGCTCCCGACCTCGCAGAAGGGCGCGGAGATGAGGACATGGGCGAACATGACCCGTTTCGTGTCGCTGCCGATCGGTTGATTGCCGATGCCCGGACCCGCGAAATCGTCGCCGATCTCGAGCTCAAGGGCAAGGACAAGGACGACTTCGACGCGCTGCCGGATGAGATGCAGGTGGAGGTTGCGAGGGCGGTTCAGGAGCGGCGGCGGAAGTTGGGGGCGGCGTGATGGCCGGCGGCACCCACATCGAGTGGACCGACGCGACGTGGAAC